GGCTCCAGGGTGTAGTCGATGAACCCCATGAGCTGTTCGAGCGAGCAGTTGTCGAGAAGCCAGTCCGTCGTAATCCCCTCGTCGTGCACCTGGGCGATTCGTGCGACGATGCCGATGGACTTCACGAGCCGTTCCTCGCCGCTGTACGTCTCCATCTCGTCGGCGAACTTCGCCGACTCAAGCAGGACGCGAGCGGGGATCGTTGTCACGTCGATCACCCGCCCGCCCAATCGAGCCTGACGCTGCGCAGGGGCCAGCTTGTCGAAGTCCTTGATCGTTGGCCCCATGTCTAGTTTCCTCTCTGCCATCGCGCCTCCGCTTCTTGCTACGTCGTGTGCTGCGAGTCGGTGATAACGAACAACTGCTCGCCAGCAGTGAGCGTTGTGTCGCACTTCCCGATCATCTTGATCGGACACACCGCCGGATCTTCCGCGTCGTCTGCCGGGAAGTTGATCGTGATTCCACCATCCGGTGTCGCGGAGAAGATGTCGAGAATGAGCGTCAGCCCGGCGTCGTTGGTGTTCGTGAACCGGCAGTAGCGCGCCGTGAAGGTCGTGAGGCCGCCGCCCTTGAGGGTCTTGCTGGCGCTCGGCGTGTAGCTGTAGTCGGTGAGCGTCGTGTCGCCCGAGGCGATGCCGCCCCGCGTGATCGTGAACGACCCCAGATCTGCCGGAGCTTCTGCCGTGCAGGTCTCGTTGACCGTGATCGAGTTCGTTCCGGTGATTGCCGTGATCGTCTTCGCGCCGTTGTTTCCAACCTTGTTGCCCCGGAGACAATGATGTGATCGCCAATCGCAAGCGCGGCAAACGTACCGGCCGCCGTGATGTAGGTCTTGCCACCGGCAGAAACTGTGATGTCCACCAGGGTGGTACAGATTGCCGCTGGATACGCGCGAGAGATCGTCGTCTGACCGCTCGCGTTGAGTCCGATCGCGTAGTCGCAGTCACGCACGAGCGTCGTTGTTCCCGCTGCGTTCGTCACGACGATGGAGCCAACTTCCGTCCCCGCGCCCATCTTGTACGTGAGCGCCGTCTCGGTCGTGCCCGTCAAGACGTGAACCTCGTCGGTGATGGCCACCGGAGCGCCGGCTACCGACGCCGCCGTGAGGACTCCCGCGTAGAAGCTCCCGAGGTTCGTGAAGTTCACCTCCATGAGATCGGCGGAGAACGCTGCCTGCTCGCTCGCTGCCGATTCACGGATCACTCCCGCGTTGTCGGACTTCGTTGAGATCTTGTCGAACGTGTACTCGAACACGCCGCTGCGGATTGCCCCGACGTTCACGAGCGCCCCCGCGTTGGCCCCCATCTCGAACTTGGCCGATCCGAACCGGATCGTCTCCAGATGTTGCACTATTGTCTGTGCCACAGTGTCCTCCTTATGTTTCCTGGTAGGTCAACTTGAAGTCAACGGGCACAGTGAAGCGCCCGGTATCGGGATCTCGTAAGTCGAGATCGTTCACCTCGCTGCAATAGACCACCCGCAACCCTGCGGAAGTCCCCTTCCTCTTGCCGGCTGCCGACGTGAGCGCCGTCGCCACCGCTCGTGCCTCGGTCGCCGTGGCCGCCCAACACGTCACCTGGATGCGCACCGTTGCGAATTGGATCTCATCCGGGCGGGAGCGGCTTACTCGCGCGTAGGTGCAGCACGGTAGAACCGAAGGAGCTCCTGGAGTCTGTTGCGGAACAACCAGCGGATGAAACTTCACGCCGATCAGTCCGGCCAGCGTCGGGTCCGCAATCGCCCAGGCTCGCAGTGCGCTCTCAGGTTCCATTACCCTCCTGCACTCTTCACGACTTGAAGGAGCGCCTTCTTGAACGTGTCCGTGACTTGCTGGTGGTTCTCGTCCATCGCCGGACGCATGTAGGGCGAGAACCCATACTTGTGCTCATACGGTAGGAACTCCTGTGCGACAGCATAGGCCACGTTCGTTGCCACGTAAGCCGTCGCCACGCCTTCCGCCCCAAGCTCCTGCTTGAGGGTATCCACGGACTGCTGTACGAGTCCTCCTTGCGTCTGCGTTACCGGCCCCGACGTTCCACGCGGATCGGTGCCGACTCCCGGAGTGATCGAGCGCGCGAGGTTGCCCGTCAGTCTCGGCGCTCTCCGCTTGGCGTCGTTCGATACGACGAACGCCGACGCCAGCAACGACGCCGCCACTGCCTGGTTCACGTCCACCTTGAGCGCCGCGAGCTTCTTCAGGATCTCCGGGAGTCCCGTCACCTTGAGCTTGAAGCTAACGGTCTCGGCCATTACGTCACCTTCCGCGTCAGGAGTCTCGTCTTCTGCGCGTGACTGTCGCTCTGCACGAGCAGGATCTCGTAGGCTACGCCGTCAATGACGGCCTGCATCTTCTCGGTGATCGTCGGGTAGTAGCCACGCAGAGCGATCGTCCAGTTGGACACGACGTAGGTCTCGTCTGCACGCTTCGTCTCCACGCCGCCCGTCGGCCCTTGCGAACAGGCGAGGCCAACGTGCCCGGCGTAGTTCGCCCAACTGGTAGCGACCTCACCTGTGGTCGCATCAATCGTTTCCGTCGGCGTCTGAATCGTGACAGACTCCGGGAAGAAGTCCCGTAGTCGCGTCATCATGTCGCCGTGGAACAGTGGCCGCGTCACTCTCTGATCGCCTCGTTCACGTACTGCTCTCGGTCGTGGACTACTCCGAGCGCCATCTCCGCGACGTCGAATCCGGCGTCACTCGCCAGCGATGCAGCGTCAGCCAACTCGCGCAGCTTGTTCGCGTGCGTGCGTAGAGCCGTCGCCACCGCAGGGCCATTCGTCGAGATGTCGAGCAGCGTGACCGCCTTCGTCACCATCGCCTCGTTAGAGGCCCAGGTGTCGAGCGCGTCTGCCGCCGCGTAGCGAACGTCGTCGTCGTTCAATGAGAGGAAGGCGGTGATCTCCGCGTCCGTGAAGAACTGGTTTGCGACGGTCACGGTGTCAGTGTCCCGGATGATCAACCGCACCTTGCCGAGGTCAGTCGCCAGATCGTAAGTGAACGCCACGCCTCACCCCCTACTGTGTACCAGCATGTGCCCACGGAGCGCGCGTTCGTTCTTGAACTGCTTCCCGCACTCCTCGCACGCTATCCCGTCGCCCGGATGCTTCCCGGCCTCAATCCGATGCAGCGTGTCTCGTATTTCCTCTAGCGCCACCAGGATCGCATCAAAGAACTCCTGATCCCGAGTGATCGCCGCGAGCCGCTTCGCCACGTCATTCCTCCTTACAACGTCGAGGGATACAGGTGGTACTGCGCCTTGAAGTCGACCCAGTCCGTGTTCGTCGTGCCGTCGGATCGCATCTTGACGTAGAACCCCGCGCCTGCTGGAATGCGCTGCGAACTCACCATGTAGGTCTGACAACCCTTCGCCATAGGCGTCCTTGACATCTCCAACCCGTACCACAGCGGGACGAACGTCACTTCGTCCACCGAGTAGTACCCGTCGCACTCCACGATCAGCGCGTCGTCTGCATTCGCCTCGACAATCATCTTCCCGATGTCGTACTTGACGGGCACAAGTTCCGTTGGATGGATCACCGAGTTCATCGGGCACACGCACTGGTACGCGCCCGCGATGCGGTCGATCAGCGCCGCTGCGTTGCCCGTCAGGATATACCGCTGGTTATAGATGCGGGTGATCGCGGTCAGGACTTCGCTGGTCAGTGTGTTCGTGAACGTGCAGACCGCCGCGCTGTCCCCGATCTTGGCAACTACGACGACCGTCGCGCCTGTGTGGACGACGGACCCGATCGAGACTCGCTGCCCGGTGTAGCTGCACGCGAAGTCGGGATGCGCTGTCGGGGAGTCACCGTATCCGATGTTCACCGCGTCCACGGTCCCTTTGACCGCCTTGGCGAACATCTGCGCCGATAGTGCTTGCGTAGCCTGTACCTTGATCGTGACGTTACCCGCTGCCGGAGTGTCCACGTTCGTCTTGAACGTGTAGATCCTCGATGCCCCTCCCGCCTTTCCGAGCGTGACGGTTTCCGTGTTGGCCGCGACGTCAACGAACGTCATCGCCCCAACGCGCAGCCGCCCGTTCGGTGTCGTTACCGACAGGTCCGGGTGTAGGTGCTTCTCGACCGTCTCCACCTCTTCGAGGATGTCCGCGATGATGACGTCCCGAGCGATGCCCTCCGTCACGAGCTGCTTGATGTATGCCATGATGACGTCGGTGCCGGCGACTACTCCAGTTGCAGCCGCCGTGTCGAGCGCTCCGACCACCGAGGCTAAAGCCGCACCATCCGTTCCCCGCATGGCCGTCGTTGGAATCGCAAGCAGCAGAGTCACCGCCTGCTTGAGGTAGCCCATCGCCACCGTCGTATCCCCGACTGCACCGGACGCTGCCGCCGCGTTCAACGCCCCGACTACCGACGCCAGCGCCGCGTTATCCGTACCGCGCATCGGCGTCGTGGGGATAGCCGTCAGCTTCGCGTCTTGTGCTGCCGTCAGCCCTCCAGCCGGGGGGCCACTAAGCTGAGCCATACGGCACCTCCGCGATCCATTCCACCGTGTCTCCGTTCGTCTCCACGTCAACCCACACGTCGTTCAGGTTGTCCGTGAAGACCGAGATTGCCACCCCAGGGGCGAGGCTGAGGTTATGCGCCTCAGCCGTCGCCTTAGAGTGTCCAATCCAGATCCGACTTGTGTTCGTATCCCGAGCCTTCACTACCAGAGCCATCCCGTTACCGATCGACAGATCCGGTAGCTGCTCGGCGGTGATGGCGGCAGCGATCGCTTGTGAACCTACTCGGAACTTCGACATGCTGTCTGCCATGCCCGCCTCCTCCTAGGTGTTCACTTGCGCGTAGGTAGCGCGAGGGTCCAACTGCGTCCCGCCACCGACTACACGCACACGGTAGAACACGTTGTCCGACGCGAAGTCACCATCGAACGGGCTGATCATCGCGCCGCTCGGTGTCACCTTGTCGGACGACCTCATGCAGATCTCCGGCGTCTCGTGCCCGCGCAGCCGTGCCCACTCTGCGGCCCAGCACTGCGAGGTGTCGGCGAACAAGTACCACGTGCCGTTGCGGTTGCCCGACGTGTCGACGATCGGGAGCCACGGGTTGACGTGGAGTTGAATCCCCAACTGCGGCAACACGTTCGTCGCCGGAATCGGAGCCGCGGCGGTGCTGAGGATCAGCGTGCTCGTCAGGATCGACCGCGCCAGGAGTTCCTGGGCAGGAGAGACGACGAGGTGCACGCCACGCAGTCCGAGCGGATCGCCGTTCGGCCCCGCCTGCGCCGCCATGAGTCCGAGCGTGATGCCGAGGTTCGCAATCGTGAGCGGCAGGGCTCCGAGGTTCGTGCAGGTTGAACCATCCGGCAACGTGATCGGGCCGCCGTACATCGTGTTGACCGGCCCCGTGGTCGTGGTCGTGAGCGCCGTCATGCCCCGCGCCTCGGTGTTGACTGCCGCATCAGCGTACCGCGCGGCGATGTCCGAGAACGCTCCCAGCCCGTCGTTGATCAGGGCTTCCCACGAGATGTCGAACTGCGCGCCACGCTTCGACACCTGGAGCGACGTCCGATTCTGCGTCGGCTTCGTCGAGACGAGGTACTCGCCCTTATCGGACACGAGCGGCAGCAACCCCGTCAGGCCGTCGAGACGGTCGCGGGTGTGGATGTTGAAGTTCGGCACGGTCGTCTGCTTGATGTACGCCGCCATAGAAACCGGCGCGAATCTGTAGCGGGCGACGAGTTCGCGTTCGATCGTCGCGCCGAACAGGAGCGGGAAGTCGCTCGTCGTGATCGCTTCCTTCATCAGGTACTCGTGGCGATGTGCCGGGAGGTGGTCAGCGTTGCGGATCATGTCGAGACAGCCCGCAATCTGAGCCTCGCTGAATCGCTGACTCGGGACGGGCGAGAAGCCTAGCTTCGTCTCGTCCACTACTTCGGTGAATGTGTTTCCCATGGTGGCTCCTTATGCCGAGTAGGCATCCGCGAGCTGCGTGTACACACCCGCGTCGGTGCGGTAGACACAGCCGATTGTCGTCACGACGTTGGCCCCGTTGCCCGCCGTGAGCGTGGCCGTGAGGATCACGCACCCGATGAACGACGTCTCGATGGTGTTCGCATCCGCCGAGGTGACGTGCCCGCCGATCAGCACGGAGTCGTACCAGCGGCTCCGGTCGTCTCCGTTCATCGCGTGCCAGTACACGCGCCCCTCAACCTCGTTGCAGTTGCGGGCATAGATGCGGATCGCGTTGCCCGCGTCGGTGTGAGCGACGTGGATCGAGTCCGTGCCGTCCGCCCCGGACGCGACGTTCTTGAGATGGACGATCACCTTCTTCGTGGTCGCCGTGTTGTCCACCACGATGCCGATCAGGGCCGCGTGGTCGATGTACAGGTTCTCCAAGAAGCACTCGAACGAGGATGTCTGCACCGTCGGGTCGATGTGCAGGACTTCGGTGCCCGCGAGCGAACTGATCGCGACGTTGCCTTGCCCATCCATCCCAATGAGACGTGTCCCACTGATGCTCGGCCACACAAGCGTCGTGGCCTCGGCGTAGTCTCCCGGCAGCACGAAGATCGTCTTCCGCGTCGCCGTGACCATCGTGAAGGCCTTCGTGATCGTCGCATACGGCGAATCCACGCAGCCCTTTCCGGTCGTATCGTTGCCCTCGCTGGAGACCCAGATCACGCTCGGATCCACGTCGCGCAGTTCGCAGTGCACCTTGACCGCGCAGACTTGGTTGCTGACCGAACCGCTCAAGACGCCAAGCGACTTGCCGAACGGGATTCCGCTCGCCTTCTTCGAGACGACTCCCGTGTTGATGTAGAGCTGATCCCCTGGAGCCACGGCAACCGTCCCCACATCATCGGAAGCGATGACGTTGAGGAACCAGATGCCCTCGGTGTCGATAGCGATGGTGTCCGTCGCCGCTGCTGCCGACGTGAACGCAACGCCAACGAAGTCTCCACAGTTCACCGGGTCGCCCTTGTCCACGAACCCATCGCCGTGAACTGGATGCGTCAGATACGACTCCTCAAGAGAGAGGTGCCGACCTTCGCCAGTCGAACTGCACTCCTCCCCCGCCGTCTTTCCTGTTGCCAAGTATCGAACCGGCATGGTTCCTCCTTACCCGCGCACGGCGAGGTCCGCCAGTGCTTCGGCCTTTTCCTTCGTGTCACCACGCGCCATGAACGACGCAACCATGGACTCGCGCAGCTTCTTCTTGCCGCCATCGTCCGGGACCGTCGCGCCCATGCCGGTGATCTTCGTCGTCTTCGTCAGGCTCTCCAGGTACGCCTTTTCGCTCTTGACCTGCGTTGCAATCAGGGCCTTGAGTGCGTCCGTGTCGAGCCTGCCTTCCTTCATCGGTGCGCTTGGCTTCAACGACTCGACGAGTCGCGTGCGGGTGATCTCCGGGAGCGTCGTCTCCTTCGCCACTTCTGCGACGACGATCTCCTGAGCCTCACGCAGCACAGCCGCTTCGTGCAGCCGCTGGTTCTCCGTCTTCAAGCTGGCGTTCTCCGTTTCGAGGGCCGTCAGCTTCGTCTGTTCCGCCATGTCAACCTCCTGTGTCGGGGCGGCAGCGTCGCCGCTGGCCCACTCAACGAACAGCGCCCGCGCAGCGTCGCTCGTCTCTGATTCCTGCGGGTGTTCCTCAAGGAACTGCCCGATGAACGTATCGATGCTCGACCGAGACGCCTCCGCAAACGGGACAACGGCACCTCCTGCACCGGCCTTCGTTACGAAGTCGAATCCGCCAGACGTGAACTTCTCGGCCACACGACGCGACTTCCCTTCAATCGTCTTCGTCGCCACTGTGCCGGATGCGCGAATCGAGACGCCGATGTGTGGCCCCATCTCCTCAATCAGGGGGCGGAACGGCGTGAATACCTTGGCGTCTGTGTAGGCTCCAGGGCCTTCAGATCCGTTCTCTTCGTACACAGGGTCTGCAATCGACACTGCGCAGAGGTCACGAATTGACCGCTCTGGACGATCACCCTCTTCGTGCCGTCCGGGATGATCGAGGAAGACTTGTGTGCCTTTTCCGCCCACAACGCGCATATCGCGTTCGATCTGCTCACGTTCATAGTAGGCGCTCGAACCCTGTCCCGGCTTGATGATGCGCACGCGCACGGTCCCGTCAGGACGAACGTACTTGTTCGCCATAGCTACCCTCCTACTCCAACGAGATGGCCTTCTTCGTGGAACAGGAAGGCGCTACTAGACTCTCCCGACGTGATCACGATGCCACCCGTCTCCGCAAGCAGAAGAGGATCACCTCCGGGCGTGTTCGCCCCACCGATCGCGCCTGATGCCGTTTGCTTGGCTTCGGATGCCAGCACCGCCTCGGGAGTACCCCCCTCGTCGTCTGCGATGATCCCCGCCCACGTCGAGAGGAGCTGTTGTCGGAAGGCCTCCACCTTCGTCTTGACCTCATCGGGCATCTTCGGATGGCCGGCCACGGCACGCGCCGCCCGCAAGAATCCTTGGACAGTCTGCCGAACGGTCCCCTCGCTGAATACCGCCGAGAGAACCTTCTCGCCTAGCGACTCGTGCTCGTGCATCGCCCCCTCGACGACGCCGTTTGCCATCTTGATGGCCTCCACGTCACACGTCGCAGAGTCCTTTCCACTTGCGATGCAGGATTCACGGTGACCAGTGGCCACCGTTACCCACTGCCGCTTCCCCTTGTCGTCGAGACCCTTGACGTGAGACTCAACGTCTTCAACCGTCCACGGTGCCACCCAACTCACCCCCTATGATTCCGAAACCTGATAGAGTCCAGCACAACGGCAACGCGGATGTCCAGGCGGGAACGGATCTCCGCTCTGGAAGTTCTCCCCAGTCGGTATCCACTGCTGGGCCTCGTTCGGAAGGCAGATCTCTTCGCATGCGTCGCCGCCGACCGTTGACCACGACTTCTCCATCGTGATTCCCGTCGCCTCGATATCCTTCACGAGGTCGTAGGATCCGTTCTCATAGGCCATCGCGTTCTCGTTGACAGCGATCACTTGCGCGCGGTCTACCGAGAAGATGCCCGCCCCGCGAATCTCTCGGGCGACGGAGCCGTAGTCCTTGCCCGTCTTCAGCCCGTTCGTAACGATGTCCCTGATGCCGGTGCGCGTCGTCTCGCTGATCTGCGTCACGCGCGCCCCGACGTTCTTCTGCGCCCACGCAATCGCCTTCGGGCTGCCCATCGTGAACGATGCTTCAATACCCATCTCTCGCGCGAGGTCCTGATAGCCGAACAATTTCGCCTCACGCAGCGCATTGGCGATGATCCTCGCGCTCTCCGTGCGGGTAGCGGTGAAGACCTCCGCCTCGATCTCGTCGAGGATGAGATCGTAGGCCGCTTCCTTGACTTCGGTTGTGAGGAAGTGGGAGGCGATCTTCGGCAGTCCCTTGAGGTAGAGGTCACGTTGCCGGCGCAAGAGCGCGGCCATCTCGCGTTCGATGCGACGGATGGCAGCCTCTCGGCGTGCCTTGGCCTGCGCCTTCGTCATCTTCGTTGCCTCTCGGAAGACGGCCAGCGCGGACTCACGAAGTGCGTTCGTCAAGGCCATCGACCTCCGCAAGTAGGATCTTAGCATAGGCTCTGTACTTTGTTTTCTGTTCATCCGTGAGATCGCTGTACGGGACTAGCCATCCGAGCCAAACAGCGAACGTATCTTCGCTGAGAAAGCCCATAGCGTCTTGCATCTCGTCTTCAGCAATGACCTCGCTCGCCCATCCCATCCACAGCGAGTGGAGGTAGGAAGCGACTCTCTCCTCACGACGCAGAGACGTAGACGCCACGGTTCACCTCGACTCCCTGTTCCTTGAGGACGATCATTCCCGCGTAGCCGATGGCCGCCGTGCCCGTTGCGCACAGCATGTCGCCGCTTGGAAGCGACAGCACATTCTCGGCATCCGTCGAGAGGAAGAACTTGAAGACGCTAGGCGGCAGCTTCGGCAACGCCCGCCTCCTTCAACAGCGCGAGGTGCTCCTTGATCGCGCAGCGCAGCACCTCGGTGGTCGGCGCGGTGTCAACGGGCGTCTCCTGATCGGCGGGGAAGAACTCTTCCATGACTTCCTCGACCGACTTCTCGCCCAACGCTATGAGCAGTTGCCGCGTCGTGTACTCCGCGTTCAGCGTTCCTGCGAAGGGCATCCCGCCAAGCGTCGCTGCCTGCACCACAGCACCAACACGAGCCACAACGTCACGCTCCACAAGGTCCGGGAACGTGATGTCAACGTGCGTGTCGATCGGATCATCGGTCGCCTCCTCGCCCTCTGTCGGGATACCGGGATCGTAGACGAAGGTCAGTTCGTCCCACGCGTCGAGTTCATCGTGCCCGGACAGGCCGTCGATGTTTCCCGCGCGTGCCCGTGCCTCTACCGCGAAGCCGATCACGTTCTCCATAATCTCCGACCAGACTCGTTGCCGGACGAGGAAGCCAAGCTCGGTCGGTCGGTCGAGTGACTTGGCGGTGGCGAGCGTGCCCACGCTGGCGTCACCGAAGAACGTCTCGGGGAATCCCGTCGCGGCGCATACCATCAGCAGCAGACGACGGCCATCGGCGGGCGAGGTCGTTGCTCCCGCCGTCTTGACCGGCTGCAAGGATGCGCTGTCGGCTGTCTCGATGAACATCGAGCCAGTGGAGGGGGCCGGATTGTAGCCGTCGCTGCTGATGGTTGAATCGAGCTTCGTCTTGACTGCCGCGCGCTGCGTCGCGCCGCCCTTCGTGACAACCTTCCACGCGAAGCGGGCGAGTGACCGGGTGATGGTCGCCCAGTTCGCTAGGAACTCGTTGTACGTGCGCGCCCAGTTGTGCGCCGAGTAGAGCTCAGAGAGCCCGAAGCGTTGGTTCCCAACGGAGTTCACTCGGACGTGGTAGACGGGCTGCGTCCAATCGATTCTGCGGCCCTTGTAGTCGGCTGGCTTCTGCTTCGGGGTGTACTGCCAGTCCGGGTGAAGGACTTCCTCTGTTGACCCACCGTGCGTGCCGAGAACCGTCTCCGTCGAGAGGCGCGTCCGCGCGTAGAACCAAGGCTCCTTCGCGTCGTCCGGGTTGCAGATAACGTCCTGCACCTCGTCGAATGGAATCGACCGCACGCGCACGAGTCCCGTGGCGTTCGTGAAGAACGCGAAGAAGAGGTTCCCATTGATGCGCAGATCGACGTCACGCGCGCCCATCGAGAGCGGAGTCGTCAACTCGGAGCGGTTCTTCTCGTCGGCGAGGAACTCCTGCACCACGTAGTCCACGGTGTCGTCCACCGCGACGATCGTCACGCCCTGCCCGAAGATGTAGGAGACCGACAGATCGACGGCGCGCCGGATCAAAGGGTTCTGCATGTAGAAGAGGAGCGACTCGCGGGCGATCTTGCGTAGTGCGTCGCGTGAGAACTCTGCCTGAGTTGGCCCGAAGGGACGGTCCCACCCGCGCTCCTCTAGCTCGTACTCCAACTCGCTGATGCGCTCGGTGAGATTCGCCTCGGTGATCTGCAACCGCTGTTCCAGGTCTTCAACAGCGCGTTCGACAATGCTCGTCCCGGCCATCAGCACCCCCAGTGCGGCAACCTATGCGCAATTAGACTGCACTGGTTGCTCAATAGCAAAGCACGCCGCGTACTCGCACGGCGTGCCTGCCACTAGAGACTGCGCTGAGTCACGTCCTAGCCAGGGACGTGGTAGGTGCTCAATGTCTCGCCTTATCATTCACGAAGTAGACGGGTAACCGATCTGTCGGGATGAGCGCACACATTGTACTAGATACGATCTTGCCCTTATTGTCGCGAATAGTGACAAGCATGCTGATGGTCAGTACGTCTCCAGGACAGCCCGCGATCTCCAGTGTATCGACTATCTTGCTCTTCTTTCCCCCGCTCTCAAGTGATATCTCCACATCACGGAGATACTTCGTCTCAATCCATGAGAACGATACCCCCGCCGGAGTTAGGTCACGTTTACTCAACCTCTTCAATGGCCCTGTATACACGCTTCCTCCTTCCCTCACGTCCTGCAGCAATTCTTGAACTTGACCGGCTTGCCGTCAATCGTCTGCCCGCACGGGCATGGCGAATTGCGTCCGACCTTCGGGGCCTTCCTCGTAATGACGCCCGTGCTCGGCATGAACTGATTGTCCTTGTGCTGCTCGATGTACTTCGCCGCACGCTTCGACGGTCCGACGCGCAGGCGTTCGATCTGAGCCACCTTGCGACGAGCCGAAGATTCTCCGCTCACGGCAACCTCGGCTCTACCGGCTGCCAGTCGCCGACGGTCTGGTAGATCGCAACGAGCACGCGCTCGCCGTCTTTCAGGAATGCCGGCGCGGGAATCGAGACGGTGTTCATCGAGTCCGTGATGATCGGCCCGACTCGACGCAGGCGGATCGTCACGAGCGGTGACGGTGGATCGACGTGCAGCGGTTCGATGGCATCGACGAGCGCCATCATCCCCATCGTCGACGGGTCGACGCTGAGCGGTCCTGCGAGGAGTTTCGTAGTGATCCTGAAAGGCGGAGTATCCACTATCTCCAATCCATAACGGCATATTGCCCCCTCTACGGTTTCGTCCTCGAAGACGTGTTTGATTCCCTCGCACTTGTCCGGCCCCTTCACCGTGGACGGATCGTCCTCAAGCGCCCGCTCCCGGATCGTCGGCGGCTTCACTGTTGACTTCGACGGAATCCCTCTAGGCAATGTTCCCTCCTCACTCGCTAAAAGCTCGCAGACTTCTTCCACGAATCGCACGAGTCCTCCGCCCCCACTGGACACTTCGGACCTTGTAGTCCGCAGATCCAGTACCCTCGTCCCCGTTTCGGCGTGTGCTGCTCTCGATGCGTACACGTCCAGCACATCACCGGGGGATACCCTTGATCGACGAGGAAGCAGATGAGCGCCATCTTCACCTTATCCATGTTCCCTCCCTGCCTAACCCACACTCCCGTAGCACGCTCAATCGCTACCACGCGCCGCGCCGCCAGCGTGTCCCGCTTCGGCGTCCGCATCACCGACAGATCCACCGTCACGCGACGCTTCCCAGACATCGCCCTGTCGATCGGCCCGTCTGGATCGAACGTCACCGCCTTCAGTACAACCGCCTCGACGTTGCGGTGCAGATCAACGGCCGCCGCTTCGAGCGACTTGTACTTGTAGCCTTGTGGCTTGTGGGTCACAATTCCTCCTCGCACGTCCCCAGCGTAACGCACGCGTCCTCTTCATCGTAGTACAGGACGAGGGTATCACCCATGGCTAGTACCTCTACGCCAGGAACATCGATGCCATCCTTGCGGGCCATGAGGTTTACCCTCTTCATCGTCCTCCTTCAGTACTCCACGGAGCGGAAAGGTCATTTGCCCCAGTCTTCTTGCATGGTTCAGATTTGAGCCCTAGGCCATCTCCGCTCCCTCATCTGTGGTGGCGGTGGTCGCATCGGGGTCAGCCGTCACTTTCCACCGCCACCTTTCGAGCGCCGGGGACATCGGAGCGCCGCCATGGCGTACCGCCCGTCGCCCTTGTTCAGAGCTTCGATCCGCACTCGGGGCAGAATGCTGGATAGCATGGCCCGACACTTGAGCACGCGCTAGTTGAACCGCACGTCGAGAATGAACTCCGCCAGATTTGCGCGCCCCGCCACTTCTCGCAGCATTCACTGACCTCTTCCTCCATCCTGATGCGGATGTTCCTGCCGGGCTCAAGCGGCGCATGGGGAAACGCCGCGTCGTGAATCCTCCGCGCCTCTTGGCCTCCGTACCGCAACGTCTCCCTCCACGCCATCTCGCGCCTCCTTCACTACGCATACTGTACTCCACAATGCCCCCCGGCGTCAATAGGGCGAGATGGGCTGCCAGTCGTCAACCATCACGACCTTTGCTCCCTCATCGATCTTCGCGCCCGTCAGCGTGTGCGCCAGGTAGCGGGCGCAGTCTGGAAGGTGATCGTCCTTCTTGATCGGGTTCTCGTTGGCGATCGTGCCGGAGAGCGGGTCGGTCGGGAAGGCGTACTTCTCCATCTGATCGACGAAGTTCGGGCAGCGTCCGCGCATGATCTTGAAGTGCCCCGTCTTGATGAGCGCCGTGAGCGACGCGATGCCTGCCAGCACTGCGTTGTCTGCGCGGTAGAGCGGCCCCACCCCGTGTTGTTGCAGGTCGGTCACGTCGGTGATGCGTGCCGGGTCGTAGATCCACCCCTGCACCTGGCCGCGTACTCGAGCTCGGAGCTCGGCGGCGTGTTCGACTGCCGGCCGAACGGTCTCCGTGTAGTACTCCGCGAACGAGTAGAACGTGCCATCGTTCCACGCCCAGAACAGCGCCCCGAAGAAGACTCCCGGATCGAGGGCGACGAAGACGGGCCAGTCTGCCGGGATGTCGAATGGCTCGACCATGACTTCCTCGCCGAAGTCCGGGTACACGATGCCCGAAGGCTTGGCGAACTGGCCGAGGTAGCGCATC